AGACCATCTGTTCTTGGCGGTTTCCAGCACCCAGACCTACGTTGATAGACACATCATATTGGTTAGCCCATGTTCTAGGGTCAAACTCTACGAACTCACCACGCATACGAACCATACGAGCCTTGTCCTGATACTTACAGAGTAAGTGCAAGATACCTTGGAACAAAGACTTAACACCTGTCTCAGCAAAGATTCGAGCCATCAGTTCAATCTTACCTGCGCCAGCTTGTTGCATAGAAGCTACCGCAGCAGCAGTCACGTTCTGCAAGATAGCAGGGTCTAAACCTTGTGAAGCATCGCTAACACCTGTGCGCTTAGACTGTACTGTGTCCAGATACTGAAGCATTGGGAAAGCCTGATTAGCCACGTTCTGAACAACTAACTGTTGCACCGCACCTTGTGACTTAGCACGAATAACACCACCAGCAGTAGAAGTCAGCAAGTCATCAAGGTTTACTTGACCTTCCACCGCAACAACTCGTGCATTGTTTGTCAGATATAAATTATCCAACATCTGACGAGTGATAGTAGTTTTGATTAACTGTAGGTCAACTGTTCTGTCAGCTAATGAGTTACCAAAGAACTTGTGCGGAATTGGGATAGGACAGATTGAGTGGAAAGGAACATAGTCCACTTCCTCAACCATCTCCTTACCACCTTCATCTTGCAGAATCTCATTAGAAGCGTAAAAGACTTGAGTCAGAGCAGCAATGCCCTTTCCATCTATATCAGTTTTGATATAACACTCAAAGACCTCAATCTCTTGCATTGATGGGTCATCAGTCTGCACTTGGTAAGGTTGCTCACCTGCTGCGTAACGAGCCACACGCTCTGGTGTGTATGCCAAAGCATCACCCATCTGCAAACTCTCTACCTGTTTCTTATTGAAACCCATAGCAACCAAGTCACTACGAGTCAACATTTGACGATGCGCCACGAAAGGTGAGTCAGCAATAGTTCTAGCCTTCTTGCTAATCAAGAACTCCTCTGGGGGTACATTCTCAATCGTTACCTTGCCTGATTTTTTCTTTTGTTGCACCACAACATTGTGTGTAGCACCCATCACAGGCATACCCATCGGGTCAATAACTGGCTGACCCATTGGGTCAATGATAGGAAATTCTGTCGTATCTTGCTCGACAATCTCCATTGTCTCATCACTCATCAGCATTGCTAACTCGTCATCAGACAAGTCAAAGTAACGCTCTTTAGTAATGTCTTCTTTGTTTTCCCAATATGCTTTAACGATGCCATTCTTCTGCATCAAGGCATCTTTGAACCAATCATGCAGAATAGCTACACCAGCGTTATCACGGCTAAAAACCCAGTTGCAATACTGTGTCGCTTGTTTTGCGGATGCTTCGTCTTTCGGGCCTTGAGGCTCAAAAACTACAATATCATCTGAGCCTGTAAAGATGCGGATTAAGCTAGGTAGCGCACCATCTATCGCTTCTGCCACTTCTCCAGTAACGATTTGAGACTTACCCTCAACTTCATTACCATATGGCTGTCGTAGATAAGCCTCCAGAGCCTGTTTGCGTTGTTCAACAGTTTCGCTTTCAATAAATCCAATTGCATCGTCAATCTCTGCTTGGATTATCGACATTAACTCGTTCTGTGCCATGCTTGTCCTTTGGAGGGCGTCCCATTCTGGGTTTATCCAATTGTAATGCTTTTACCACATTTTCCAACATTTCAAGACGCATTTCAAGTTCTTTTACTTTAGGTGCTAGATTTACACCCTGCATTTGTACATACATTAAACAATCCATTTCGGTGCTGAGTTAATAGGCTTAGACCATGTTGAATGTCCTTCATCCAATCCAAGGGCTAAGTAACGGAAAGAATCAGAGCCATGACTAGACCAATCGTGTAGTGGTCTTTCATAGAATATCTTACGCTTCTCATCGTAGTCTCTGCGGTAGTTTCTCAGGCAATTCAAGCCATTCTGCACTTTAGGAACATTAAACCAGCACCTTGGCAGCAGTCGCCTTACTGCTTGGATGCCATCGTCAAGTCCCATTCTCGGGGCTATTTTGACCTCTAGTCCTGAGTCCTCAAGCATTTCTAATCGGCTTTTACCTGTGCCTAGTTCCCTAACTCTTACGTCATGGGGCAGAATATGCTCTGCTTTTGAGTAGTCGTTATCCTTAATCCACTTCACATAGTGGTCAAGTCCTACGCCATGATTCTCATAATAGTCGATAAGGCGCACCTCAGTACCCACTAACTGAGCCACCCAGATAGACGTAGAGTCACCCATTCCTAAGTCCCAAGCAGTAAAAGTTCTGCTTAATTCCTCTCTGGGAATCTCTTGCATATGCTTCTTGTCTTCTAACTCGTTGAGGATTTGCCCATAGTAAGAGCCTTCTACAGCAGCATCAAAGCTACATTCAAACTCTTGGCGGTACTTATCCTCCCCCATCTCATTACGAGCAGCCTTTAGTTCTACCTCATCCACTACCCCTGTCTCCGAGGCTTTGAACTCTAGCAAACCCCACTCATCCTCTTTCTCAGCCCTATCCCTAAGTTCTTTAAAATGGTTATGTCCTTTAGGTGTGCCGATGAAAAGACACCAGCCCCGTCTGTCAACCAAGGCAGGTCTGCATATATCTGTCCAAATCTTAGGGTTTTGGTCGCCAATCTCGTCTAGGATTACCCCATCAAAATACTGACCACGAAGTGAATCGGGATTGTCAGAGCCGTACAACTGGATGCGCCTACCCCAAAAGTCCACCCTTAATTCAGATATGTTCGTTGTCCCACCTAACGGCTCTGCATACTTAACAAGGTAGTCCCACGCCACTCGCTTGGCTTGTCCGTAGGTCGGGGCTATATAGGCGTACCTTGGGGCTTCTTTTTGGTTAAGCAACGATTCACGAATGATGTGGTTTAGGGCAGCAACAGTCTTACCGAACCGCCTATGAGCAACCACTACCGCAAAGCGTTTGCCTTCTAATAATTGATGCACCCTTAACTGGTGTTCCCTTGGCTTATAAGGAATTATTAACTCTGCCATTTAATGACCAGTTCAGAACCTTCTGGCCCACTATGCTCAACAGCATGGGTTTCTTTCCATCTAGCCCTAGTCTTTAACCAAAAGATAGCAGCAGCAGTATTGCCATTCTTTGCTTGCTGGAACAAGGTCTGCCCAATACTAGCGTTAGCATCGATGCGACCATCGTCCAGTTCCTTCTTGTAATACTTCACCAACGTATCGGAACTAATCTCTAGCTTGGTAGCTATGTCTTCAAAGGTAATGCCAACAGCAGCCAGAGTCTTTACTAGCTTCTTGTTCTCATCAGTAGGCTCATATTTTTTACCCTGTTGCATTTTATATCTCCGAAAGTTCTTCGTTAGCGTTTACTAACATAGCTTTTTTACCAGTAAAGTCTTCCCATCGCTTTACTATGACATCGCAATACTTTGGGTCTAATTCCATAAGTCTGGCATGACGGTTTTGCTTCTCGCAAGCTATTAAAGTGCTACCAGAGCCACCAAAATAATCCAAAACAATGTTTTTAGACTTTGTACTGTTTTTGATGGCACGTTCGCTTATAGCCACAGGCTTTTGAGTTGGATGAACATATTTGCTATCTTTAGCAATATTCCATAAGTCTGATTCGTTTTTAATGTCTGGGTCAATTAAGCCATCAAACACAATAAATTCATGTTGATGCCTGTAACCCCTACCCAAACCAAATACGTTTTTAGCCCAAACAATGCAAGCCTTAGGTTTTAAAGCGCTTTGCAAAATGCCGTAAAACGCCCAATTACAGCAAATGTAATAACTGTTTGGTCGGAACGCTTCAAAGGTTTGTAACCAATCTTGGATAAATTGGGCAAATTGGTCATCAGGCAAGTCATCGTTTTTAATTACATCAAACTTACCACTACGCCCATTAAATGCCACATTGTATGGCGGGTCTGTAAATACCATGTCTGCCCGTTGGCCTTGCAATAGGGCTTCAACAGCATCCACGCTGGTACTGTCACCGCACATAAGCCTGTGATTACCAAGTTGGTAAATGTCGCCTAATTTAGTCTTAGGCTCATCAGGCACATCAGGAACGGCATCCTCGTCTGTCAGCCCTTCCACCACTTCAGGCTCAAGCAAAGCACTTAACTCTTTAGGGTCAAACCCTAATATATCCAA